CTAATACTTTACAAGCTTTAGATGGATTTCGAAGTATAGCTATATTATTACAACTTTCCCAAAAAAGGTTTTTAATAGACAGCTTTACTCAACATTTAGCTGCTGCATTAAATAAACCTTCAGTAGTAGGATGGATTACTACTAATCCAGGGGTGTTTGGATATGGGCTCCATACTAATATAGTTAGAAATAAATTTACTAAAAAACCTTTAATTGAACAAGCAGCATATGCACCTTTTAATTTAGCTCAAGATATTTCATCTTTACCTTATAATTCAATAGATGAAGTATTTGATTCACAGAAGATTATAGATGCAATAGAAAATTTATAAAAAGTTGTTTGTTTAAAAATAAATTCTTATATTATAATAAATCGATTAAATTTTAATTATGGCCAACAATAAGTTAACCCAAGAAGAGTTGCAAAAATTGCAACAAATTCAAAACAGTAATACAGCTGTAGTTCAAGAGTTTGGACAGATTTCCTTAGCAGAACTCGATCTACAAAACCGTAGAAAAAATGCTGAGAATTTTATAGCTAATCTCCGTAAAGATGAAACTGAACTTGCTAAATCTTTAGAAGATAAATACGGAAGAGGAAGTGTTAATATAGAAACAGGAGAATTTATCTCTGAAGATCCTATCCCAACAGGACCTGATTCTGTAGAACTTCCAAAGCTTGAAAAAGACGAACCAGCTAAAGAAGCTGAAAAGTCTAAAAAAGAGAGTAAAAAATAATTTACTTGATTAAAGGGTTTATAAGGGAGGTTTTCGAACCTCCTTTCCTATTTATATGTGTCGGTAAACTATTTTTTAACCGAAAAGGTTTTAGAAAAAGAATTGATATTTATATAAGACAGAAAATAAACCTTTTATAACATGGCAGAAACTATTATCTCCCCAGGAGTCTTTACTAGAGAAAATGATATCTCTTTTATCCAACCTGCATCCGTAGAAGCCGGTGCAGCTTTTATTGGCCCTACAGTTAAAGGCCCAGTAGAGATCCCTACAGTAATTACTTCTTACGGTCAATATGTAAGAAAGTTTGGAGAAACTTTTGAATCAGGATCGACTAAACAGGAGTATTTAACTTCATTAGCAGTAAAATCTTATTTCTCACAAGGAGGGAACACAGCACTTATAACTCGTGTTGTATCAGGTTCTTCTAACTGGGCAGCTGCTTCTAACTCAACTATAACAAATACTACAGTATCTACCGGGCAATCAAGAGCTACAGGTTCAGGTACTTTAGCTGCAGCAGCAGTAGATAACCAAGAGTTTTCTATTGTATATAGCGGTACAACTTATCAGTTTATTGCAGCTGATGATCCAGTACCAGATGATGTAGCAGATTCAAACGTATATTATTTTTCAACAGGTTCTTCAGCTAGTGCTACAGCTACTAACTTAAGAGACGAAATTAATGCTGCTACTGCACTTCAAAGTGTCGTTTCAGCTTCTGTTAATGGTGCTGTACTAGCGTTAAGCGGTTCTTCTGTCGGAACTAGTTTTAACGGTGTTACATTTAACTCTGGTTCTTCAACAGGTGCAGATCCAGACTTTACATTATTTACCTTAGGTGGTGGTACTAATACTACAACTGCTACAACTAATCCTTTCCAAATAGAATCTTTAGGAAAAGGAGAAATCTTTAATAACGGTACAGGAGCAGGAGATGCAGGATCAGCTAATGCTGACGGTTCATTAGTATCAGGATCAGTTGATAACCTAAGATGGGAAGTATCAAATGTAAGTAACACGAAAGGAACATTTACTTTACAAGTACGCAGAGGAGATGATAATACGAAAAATAAAATTGTATTAGAAACATTTAATAATCTTTCTCTAGACCCTAACGCTGATAATTATATAGCAAGTGTTATAGGAGATCAAAACTTAAGTAAGCAAACTGATAGTGATTCTAAAGTTTATATTGACGTAGACGGAGAATATCCTAACAGATCTAACTACATTAGAGTATCAGCAGTTAATACTCAGCTACTAAACTATTTAGGAACTGACGGATTATCTGTAGGAGTAGATTCAAGTAATGTTTCTTATTCAGCTTCATTACCTATCGCTCAATCAGGATCATTCTCAGGAGGTGTAGGAAGTAACGTACAAGCAGGTGGATTATTCTACAAGCAAATAGTTCAAAGTGCAGCTAATGTACAGGGATTAGTAGATGCAGATTATACAGATGCAATCACAATCCTAGAAAATAAAGATGAATACCAGTTTAACATTATAGCTGCTCCAGGTCTTACTCAGCAAAATAATAGCTCTCCAATAGGTAGTATTATTTCCTTAGCAGAAACACGTGGTGATGCAATAGCAGTAGTAGATCCAGTAGCTTACGGTAACACACTATCCACAGCAGTATCTGAAGCAGGAGAAATTAATAGTTCTTATGGAGCTTCATACTGGCCTTGGGTACAGATAGGAACTTCAACAGGTAAGAATCAATTCATACCACCTTCAGTTGTAATCCCAGGTGTTTATGCATTCACAGATGGTGCTTCAGCTCCATGGTTTGCACCAGCAGGATTAGTAAGAGGAGGTATTCCTAATGTAATACAGGCAGAAAGAAAATTAACTAAAGCTGATCGTGATACTTTATACGATGGAAATGTAAATCCAATAGCTACATTCCCAGGTCAAGGTATTGCAGCTTTTGGACAAAAAACATTGCAGAAAAAGTCTTCTGCGTTAGATAGAGTTAATGTACGTAGATTATTGATTGAATTGAAAAAATTCTTCGGAGATCAAGCTCGTAACTTAGTATTTGAGCAAAATACTATAGCAACTCGTAATAAATTTTTATCAATTGTAAATCCTTATTTAGAATCAGTTGTACAACAACAAGGTCTATTCTCTTTCAGAGTAGTAATGGATGATTCTAATAATACAAGTGATGTAATTGATAGAAATCAATTAGTAGGTCAAGTATTTATTCAACCAGCTAAAACTGCAGAATTTATAGTACTAGACTTTACTATCGAACCAACAGGAGCAACTTTTGATGCATAAATTAATATTAAGATATTTATAATAAAATAACAACATGGCAGTATTAGATTCAAGCGAAATTATGTTCAGAGCCTTTGAGCCTAAGGTTCAAAATAGATTTATAGTAAGTATGGCCGATACCGGCATTCAAGGCTTTATGGTAAAGAACGTAAAAGCACCAGTTTTTGCAGATACTTCTATCAAACTCGATCACATTAATTCATATAGAAAGATTAGAGGAAAGAGAGAATGGCAAGATATGAATATGGTTCTTTATGATCCGATTACACCATCTGGAGCACAAGCAGTAATGGAATGGGCTCGTCTATCGTACGAATCAGTAACAGGACGTGCAGGCTACTCTGATTTCTATAAAAAAGATCTTAAACTACAGGTATTAGGACCAGTAGGAGATATAGTATCTGAGTGGGTAATCAAAGGAGCATTTATTGTCAATGGAGACTTTGGTCAATATGACTGGGCGACTGATGCAGTAGTAGATCTTTCTTTAACTGTAGCAATGGATTACTGCGTATTGAATTTCTAAAATATTTTTTACCCCTACCCTAAATTTCAATTAACCCGGACTTTTCCGGGTTTTTTGTTGGTTTAAAAATAATTTTTACGTATATTTATTAATATAACAAGTTGCAACTAAATAAAATTTATGGATTCAAAGTTTTCGTTACCAACAGAGGTTGTTGAATTACCCTCTAAAGGTCTTCTATACCCAGAAGACAGTCCTCTTTCCAAAGGTACTATTGAAATGAAGTATATGACTGCCAAGGAAGAGGACATATTAACTAATCAAAACTATATTAAGCAAGGAGTAGTAATAGATAAATTACTAGAATCCCTTATAGTTACTAAAGATTTTAAATATTCAGATCTTCTTATTGGAGATAAAAATGCTATTATGATAGCTGCTCGTATTTTATCATACGGAAAAGACTACAACATAACATATAATGATGAAAAGGTAGTAGTAGATTTAAGTACTATCGAACCACGAGAAGTAGATTATTCACTTTTTAAAGATAGAAAAAACGAATTTGCTTTTAAATTACCTCATACTGATAATACAGTAACCTTTAAAATACTTACCCATAGAGACGAACAAGCTATAGGGAAAGAAGTCGCTGGTCTTAAAAAGATAAATAAGAATAATGAAACTCAAATTACAACACGATTAAAATACCTTATCACTTCAGTTAATGGTATATCTGAAGGAAAAGATATTAGAGAGTTTGTTGATAATTTTTTACTAGCTAAAGATGCTAGAGCTTTAAGAGAATACTACGGCAAAGTATCTCCTGATATGGATTTAAAATTCGTTTACACTGACGAAGACGGCGGACAGGAGGACGTCGATTTGCCGATAACTGTAAACTTTTTTTGGCCTGACGCACGAGTATAGACCTCTACTTTTTGGTAATATTCATGATATAGTATTTAATAGTCAAGGAGGTTATTCTTGGACTGAAGTATATAATATGCCTATATGGCTAAGAAAATTTACTTTTCAAAAGCTTAAAGAGCATTACGATAAAGCAAATAAAGAAAACGAAAAGTGGGAAAATGCTCAAAAGTCCCAACTTGCCAATATTCAAAGACCTGCTATTGATCCTTCTTACAAAACTAAACTACCTTCTAAATAAAGGTCTTAACTATTTATATTATATAACTCAACCTAATGGCTAAAGATCCTAAAGAACAAGCAAGAGAAGTTGCAATAGTAATACAAGACGCATTACAGTCTGTTGCTGATACAGTACAAAGTACCATAGAAGATTCTTTGGAAGGTATAAGTAGTGTATCACAAGCTGGTATAAAAGATGCTGAAAAGGGTTTTAAAAGTCTTGCCAAATTCGGAACAATGTTTGCTAGAGCTCGAGAAGAGGCAGCGCAAGGTTCTCTTACCCAGGCTAAAGTTGATAAAGTAATATTAGAAAGAAGCTCTCAATTAGAGGCATCTAGAATTCAAATTGCTATTGCCGAACGTAATATTGAAGACGAACTTGCAAAAGTTGCACAACTACAAGAAGAAAATTTAGCAACAGGTAAAGAACAAAATGATGGTTTAGAAGAAAGAATAGAACTTATAAATAATGCAACAGATGCTGTAAAAAAGTTAAATGAAGAAGCTGATAAAACTCAAGTAATTAATGAAGAAGTAGAAGAAAGGCTAAAAGCGCAGCTTAAAGTTTCAAGGACAATACAAGACGCAACTGGTGCTACCGGAGCTGTTTTAGGGGGTTTGGAAAAAACAATGGCTAAGTTTGGACTAACCGGATTTTCCGAAGTATTTGCCGAAGGTCGTTCCGCAGCTGCAGATTTAGCAAAAGAAGTTACAAAAGGAGGAGTTGTTGCAGCAGGTTTTATAGGTAAAATTAAAGTTGCTTTTGCAGGTATAAGCACAGTTCTTACAGGTATAATAGCGAAGTTAGCAGGTCCTATGGGCTTTTTACTTGCTATAGGAAAGATATATAGTATACTTGTTAATGTTAGTAAGCAGACTACCGAATTAGGTAAGTCTATGGCTTTATCTGCTGAACAAGCTTTAGAGTTTAGAAAAGAATTAACCGTAGCAGCACAGGCAAGTGGTGAAGTTACAGCCAATACTAAATCATTAGCTGAAGCTCAAGGGCAACTTGCTAAGGCATTCGGAGCTTCTAGAGGATTTACTATGGAACAGCTTAGTGACCAAACTAAGCTTACTAGAGCTGTAGGAATGCAAGTTGAATCTGCCGGTAAGTTACAGCAACTTGCTGCTTTAAATAATGAATCTGCGGACGAAGCTTTTCAAAATATAGTTAAAGCTAATACAGCTTTTGGTAATCAAACTGGAATAATAATTGATAATAGAGAAATACTAGAAGATGTAGCTAATGCTAGTGCTGAATTTTCTACTTCTTTAGGTAACAGTCCAACAGCTATAGGTAAAGCTGTAGTTGAAATGAGAAGGTTTGGTTTAAATTTAGAAAATGCAGTTTCAATGTCTAAATCTTTATTAGATTTTGAATCGTCTATAGAAGCTGAATTAGAAGCTGAATTATTAACAGGTAAAGAATTAAATTTTGAAAGAGCAAGAGCTCTAGCTCTACAAGGTAAATTTGCTGAATCTGCTGCTGAAGTAGCTAGCCAAGTCGGTACGTTAGCGGAATTCCAGAAGATGGACGTGATTACTCGAGAATCTTTAGCTAATGCAGCTGGATTATCAGTAGAAGAGTTAGCTAATTCTCTTATGATTCAAGAAAATCTTGCTAAGTTGGGTGGTGAAGAGCAAAAAAGAGTACAAGAGCAGATTAATTCATTAAGAGCTCAAGGTAAAGTAGAAGAAGCAAATGCACTAGCTCGTGCTGCTACATCAGATGAAGATGCTATTGCTGCATTAGAAAGATTAGACGCTCAAGAAAAAATGAATCAAGCTATGGAGAAGATGTCTATAGCAATGGGAGATATTTTTCAAAGTTTAGAACCGCTAATATCTGGCTTTGCTAGTATGTTAGAAAAAATTGCTAATAGTAAAGGAGCTATGACTGCATTAAAAGTTACAGCAGGAGCTTTAGCTTTTACTTTAGGACTTATGGCGATAAAAGCAATTGCAGCAGCTTCAGCATTAACTTTAGGATTAGCATCGATAGCTATTATCGGAGGAATAACAGCAGTAGGAATTGCTTTAGCTAGTGAAGAAAGTAAAGTAAAAGGCTCTATAAAAGACGGAGTTATCGGACCTGATGGAGATATTATATCAACCGATCCTGCTGACTTTATATTAGCTACTAAAGATCCTAGAGGATTATCTAATGAGGTTACAACTGCTGGGGGAGGAACTGATTCATCTTTAATGAAAGATCTTATTAATGAATTAAAAGGATTAAGAGGAGATGTACAAAAAGGAGGAGATGTTATTATAGACGGAAACATAACTGGTCAAATGCTTGCTTTAGGAGCTTATAACGGTAAAACATCTTAATACTATTTATAATTAAAATATATTACTATGGGAATTAAATCATCATTCGAATCAAATCCATCACAATTTAGCTTAGGCGGTGTAACACCTCCTATAAGAGAAGGTGCATTAAAAAGTTCGGAACTACACGCTCAAGGTATAGATCCTGATAAAATTATGAAACCCGGTCATTCTATTCATGATTTAGACGGATTAACTCCAGAGATTAGAGAAGGAGCTTTGAATACTTCTGAAATTCATGCTCAAGGAGCTGAGGGTAATAAAACTATGAAACCTGGTCATTCTATTCATGATTTTGACGGACTAGCTCAATCAATTAGAGAAGGAGCGCAAAGTACTTCTGAATTACATGCACAACTAGATGGAAGCACTTATACTATGAAACTTGGTCATTCCATTCATGACCTAAACGGAATAACACCTTCACAGACTTATACAGATATTATAAATGCTCAAGAGTCTGAAGGGTAAAGATTAATTTATACTAAATGGCATTAATTAGATCGCTTGAAGACGATAGAGTTAAAAATCTTAAGTCTCTCAGCTACGGAAATAATCAACCTCTGGTTACTAAGGATATTAATAAAAGGCCTTCACCAGATGGTTTAGGATTAGAAGTTAGTAGAAGAGTAGACGATTTAACTCGTATGACTAAATTTTTTACAACTCCTTCAGGAGTAAAATTTTTAGGTAATCAAGCTTTGCTAAATAGTATAGGGTTTAAAGATAGAGTTGAAAGAAGAGCACAAGATAAATTAAAAAAAAGAAATCAAAGACGAACTGAAAGAGATCCTAATCTACCACCAGTAGAAGGAACTGGAGTTGGTAATGTATTAAGAGGGGGTTTAAGTACTTTACAAGAAGCTGGTAAATCAGGTTTAAGTGCAGCAGCGATTATAGGTTCTACGTTAGCACAAGTTCCCGTAAATGGAACAGGTACACATTTTACGTTAGGATTTAAAGAAGGTGATTATCCTAGTATAGATAATTTTAATTTTAAACCTACTAATGGAGATAGTGCTCTCTTAGATCAAGCTACAGTTGATAGCAATATAGTTACCACTCCTGATTTAGAACCAAGTAAAATCACAGATTTTAGAGAAAACTACACTACTCCAAACCCTGGTGTAGATGAAAGATTATACAGCTTAGATTATAGTTCAAAAGTAATTAAAAGAGAAGCTAGAGTAAGGTTAGGAGATCAAGGAGCAAAAAGAATTAATTTTGGTCCTAGAGGATACACCCAACCATACGAAGGACCTGAAGCCGACGGAATAAATATGCTACCCCCAGTTAAATTAAATTGGGATTCTAGAGATAGAAAAGCAAGCGATGGCGAAAGAGAGTTATACGATAAAGAGGTTTTAGGAGTAGGAAAAGCAAGAGATCTTATAAAATTTAGATTTGAAGTAGTTACCCCTGAAAGTTCTACTATGTTATATTTTAGAGCATTTTTAGATACGTTTAACGATAATTATGCAGGTTCATGGTCAGCAAATAATTATTTAGGAAGAGCTGAAGCTTTTTATACTTATCAAGGATTCGATAGAAATATTTCATTAGGGTTTAAAATAGCAGCTGCAAGCAGGCATGAAATGCAACCTTTATATCAAAAAATGGTATTTTTAGCATCAGCAACAGCTCCTACTTATAGTAATAATTTTATGAGAGGTACTTTAGTAAAATTAACTGTTGGAGATTACGTTTACGATATGCCTGGATTTTTAGAACAAGTTACTTATACTTGGAATCAAGACTATCCTTGGGAAATAGCAATGTCTAAACCTGAAGGTGAAGGACAAGATAGGGATATGCAAGAATTACCTCAATTATTAGACTGTTCAGTAAACTTTAAACCAATTCACAAATTTACCCCTAAAACAGGATTGTACCATTACATTACTAATCCTGGATTTGGTGCTCCTAAGAGAAACTTATTCTTTAGTCAAAATAATGAGACTAAACCAAAAGATTCAAAAGATATAGTGGAAGGTGGAAGATTCCCTTCTCAACTAATGCCTAAAGAGCAAATAGAAGCTACGGATGAAAATAATACTCTAGATCAAGCTGCAATAGACCCTATAAATAATAGAGGAAAATAAAATATGAGTAGATACGAAGACATAGGAACTTTGACTAGTTTAGAAGGTAAAAAGTATATTAGAAATGCTATTTACCCCGAGATACCTGTATCTGATGACGATATTTACATTAAAACAACAGGAGGAGATAGATACGATACCTTAGCTTTACAGTTCTATGGTAATTCGTCTCTTTGGTGGATTATAGCTTCTGCAAATAATTCTGAAAGAGCTTCTTTAATAGTTAAACCAGGAGTACAGTTAAGAATACCTGGAGATGCTCAAGCTGCTCTTCAGTTATTCGACTCCGTAAATGAGAATAGGTAATGGCAATAGGTTATTCTAGAAGTTCTATTATAGGAGGACCTTTGGACGACAGAGTCCTTGGACAGTTAAGAGCTCGTGAAGAAGTTTATAAATCTGCTCCTAACCGAGGTTATAGAACGAACGACGAGCTTTTGTATTTAAATTCTAAAACAGGCTGGGTTAAACTTTCATCTTCAGTAAATATATTAGATCCTGATAACGAAAATGATGAAAAAGGAACTTCTACATTAGCTTCTAGTAATATACTTTTTGGCGGTACATATAATCAGAATACTACAAAAACTAGATCAGGAATTCATGGGATTGGTGATAATGTAAAAAAGATAGATGCAGCTTACCAGCTTAATAAAACTACAGGTTTTAGACCAATGCCTGGTATAACTGAATTTAATATTAAAGCTAAAAATAGATTTGGTACTTTAAGAGAAGCTGAAGTTGGATTTCAAGTATGGTCAGTGGAACAACTTACAGAATTCGAATCTTTATATCTTAGACCAGGTTTTACCGTTTTATTAGAATTTGGTCATTCGATGTATATAAAGAATAAAAAAGGAAAAGACAAACCACCTCAAGTAGTTTTAAACCCACCTAAGACACTTAGTGATTATTTTACCGGCAGTCAAGATAAAAATAAAATTCAGGATAAGATTAAAGAATTAAAAGCAAAATCTAATAATAATTATGATGGTGTATTTGGATATATAAAAAACTTTTCTTGGTCTTATAGATCTGATGGAGGTTATGACTGTAGGTTAACTATTATATCTGCTGGAGAACTTATAGAATCTGTTAAAATAGCTATGAGTCCTAGTGAAGCAGGTATAGCTGTCCCAGAACCAACAGGAGAAAATTATACTATAAAATCTCCTATGCATATTTTTTTAGAGACTATAAATAAAATACCTATAGGTAGATCCAGTGATCGATATGACGTTATTATTAATGATGAAGTTAATAAAGCATTAGAACTAACTTGCCCTGGATTATTAGCAGCTTATAAAAAATTTACAGGGGATACTGAATTTAAGATTTTAGGATATGATTTAAAATCTGGATTTTTAGAAATGGATGACGGCTCTAATCCTCCCCCTGATGCTTTCAGATATATAAAAATGAGAGATTTATTAGCTTTACTAAATGCTGCTTACCTATTAGAAGATGATAAAAAAGATAAGGACGGTAAACCCTTAAAATTATTTGAATTTAATTTAGAATTCAATAAGTCTCTTTTTTATACTTTTCCTGATCATATAGCTATCGATCCTGGAATAGCAGTTTTACCTAAAAATACTACACAAAACTTTGCAGTTTTAAAGTATGATATTTCTGAAAAGCTACCAGTAACAGTAGCATGTACTAATGATGGATCTACTGAAATAGCTGATGAAAGTATTTTAAATATTTTTCTTAGTACAGATTTTATATTAAGTAAGTTAGATGGTATAAACTCTAAATCTGAAAAAGATAGAACAATTTTAGCATTTATTGAATCTATTTTAGATACTTTGACTATTACTATGGGGGATATAAACGATTTTGGTCTACATTATGAAGAAGACGAATATAGTTTTTATTTAGTAGATAGAAAATTAACACCAAATGCATCCGATTTAATTAATAGTAGAATAAACTTAACAGGTTTAAGAGCTACTGTATCTAATGTTTCTTTATCTAGTAGACTTTCTCCTAACATAGCAAAAATGATAGCTGTTTCTGCACAAGCTGCCGGTACCGATGTAGGAGAAGATACTGAACATATGTTTAGATGGAATAAAGGGCTTAGGGATAGAATTGTAGGATCTAGAAAATTTCCTGAATTAGGCACAAAAGATAAAAAGAAAAAAATATTTGATCAGGCTGCTGAAATCGGAAGAATCGTTAGTGAATTTAATTTTTCTAGAAGTTATGAACCAAGTAACTATAGTAATTTAGTAAATGTTCATAAAGAGTTAATGCTTTACCTATCTATAAGGTATAATAAAAAATCAGTTAGAAATGGAGCTCCAGGTATAATTCCATTTGATTTAAATATTACATTAGATGGTTTAGGGGGAGTTAAAATAGGACAAGCTTTTACCCTTAATAAAGGTATTCTTCCGCGAAAATATGATAATATGGTAGCGTTTTTAGTAACCGGAGTATCTCATACTATTAAAAATAATAAATGGAATACAGATCTTAAAGCCCAAACTATCATTATAGGAAAAGGAGATCCTCTACCAGAAGAAGAAAGTTATGAAAAACTTACTGAACAAGAATTAAAAACAGCATTAGCATACGAAAAAGCACCACCTGACCCTACTAAGGAAGTAGAGATATTAAATTTTGTAACTGACGGTGATACACAATTAATACCTGAAATACCTCAAGGAGGTCGTCTAACAAGAGAAATCGTAATGAAAAGACTCCTTAATCAAAATCCTATAGTTCAAAGAAGATTCGGTATTCTGTTCGATATACTATTAGACAGACAAAACTTTGGAGGTTATAAAATAAAAATAACATCAGCTTACCGAAGTATAGAGCGTGCAGAAGAACTATTTAAAATAGGGAAAGGAGCCGAACCAGGTAAATCTTCTCATATTTATGCATGCGGACTTGACTTTAATGTAGAAGATACAAATGGGATAACTTACATGCGAGCAGATAGACCTGAACTTTGGGAAATAACTGAAGTTCCTAAGGCTGCAGAACAAGCAGGATTAAAATGGGGAGGAGGATTTAAGACTGGCAATGGACAATTCGATCCTGTACACTTTGCTGTTAAAGATTTTGATTATAAAAAAACATATGCTGAAATTATAGATGTCAATGAAGGTGCTACTAATAGTATAATACTTAAAAAAATAGTTAAAAATCCTATATACTTTAGTAATAGTATAGAAAAACAAATTATAGGTCAAAGATTTGTACCTAGAGGAGGTTCAGTCTTAACCGGCAGAGGTAGTGATGATGCTAGACTTCAAATACTTGACAAAGCTAAATTACAATCAGCTGCTGGTCAAAGAGTAAATACTACTGTCGGAGATAGAATTGTATTAGCTAGAGAAAGAAGTGTAGGAGGATTCCAATAAGAAAATATGTATTTACCAAAAATAAAATTATTGCAAAGAACAGGAGAAGTTATGCTCTCTGATGGTACTACAAAAGTGACTAATTTTTTAGAAACTTTTAACGGTAAATTTTTTTTAGGGACTGAATTAAAATCTGATAGCGAGGAAGTTATTGGAGTAGACGTCAGAGAAGATAACTCAGTAGCAAATGCTGAACCTATATTTAAAAACGAAATTGTTGAACCTTCTACTAAAGAATTAAATAAAGGTACTTTTAAAAGATACTTTTTACAAGATTTAAGATCTAAAAATATTGTAGAAATTAGCCAAAAAGCTTTTAAGACTACAGCAAGAGATTTAAGTGTTAAAAAAATAAGCGTAGATTGGATATTAACACCTCCTGCTAAAGATATATACTATGACGGTACTAAATATGAAGGTTCTGAGACTAAAAATAAAAAAAATATAAAAAATATTAGTAAAGATTTTGA